TGTATCTATCCGACACAAACAATATAACATGCTATGCCTTACCCAGCAAGTCCCAAACTTCTTTTACTATAACAGCAACTGTTGCTGACGATACTAGCCACATAAATTTGGAATATGTTTCTTTCCATTGTTCTAAGGATCTGATTCTGGGGAACAGGCCCGTATCTGGATCTTTTATTTTAGATAAGTCTTGTGTTATTTGATCTTGACTATCTTTTAAATGCTCTACTGTATTTACAAGTCTATCAAGTTTTTTGTCTAGATTTATAATAGCATCTTTTAGATCTTGGATATCGGTCGTCACAACAATCCCTCCCAGCAACAATAATCCTACAATAAATAGTGTTACTTTTTTATAACAGCATAATTAGTCGTCAATAAAGTTCCTGCTGCTGAAACTGAATTTTGTATTGCACAACGAGTAACTTTTGCAGGATCAATAATACCAGCTTTAACCATGTGTTTTACAGTTCCTGTTCGGAAATCATATCCATCAAACCATTCATTCTTGCCTACATGCTCTACTGTTTGAATAATTAAGTCTGGTGATTCACCAGCATTAAGTGCCATTTGTCTGATTGGTTCTTGACAAGCTTTCTCTACAATCTGAAAGCCAAGCTTCTCTGCTTCTGTTAAATCTTCACGCTTTCTTATAAGCTGAGATAACCGTAGCAAAGCAACACCACCACCGGGTAGGATACCTTCTTGCTGTGCAGATTTAACTGCTTCTAGGGCATCCTCAATACGGTGCTTCTTCTCAATCATTTCGACTTCTGTTGCTGCACCTACACGGATGATAGCAATACCACTTGCAAGCCGTGTAATGCGTTCCTGTAGCCTTGCAGCATCATGTAAGCTTTCTGTATCTGCTATCTCTGCTTTTAGTGTTTCAATACGTTTGTCTATCTCTTCAAATGAACCTTTGCCACCAACGATTGTAGTTAGGCTCTTTGCTACTTCGATAGATTTGCAACGTCCAAAGTCTTTCAACTTAACGTCTGATAGCTTGATTCCCGCTGTGGATGAAACGTATGTAGCACCTACGGCTACTGCTAGGTCTTTAAGAATACCTCTACGCTCTTCACCGTATCTTGGAGCTTTAACGCCAACAACTTTCATTGTTCCTCTAACTGCGTTCATAATAAGAGCAGCTAAAGCTTGTCCTTCAATATCGTCTGCTACAATAACAAATGGTCTACCTTCTCTTGCAATCACTTCAAGAACTGGTAGCATTTCATTTACTGTTTCTAGTTTATGATCTGTTACAAGAATATATGGATCATCATATTTGACTACACCACGTCGTTCATCATTGATAAAAGCAGTAGCTAGATAGCCACTATCAAAGCGGAATCCTTCAACAACATCCAAGGAAGTATCCAAGGAACGAGCTTCTTCAATAGTAATAGCACCATCTTTACCAGCTTTGTCAACAGCGGTCGCGATAAGCTTTCCAATAGAACGGTCATTATTAGCTGAAATAGTTGCAATATCTTCAATCTCCTGTTCAGATGAAATAGGTACAGCTATGTCTGTGATATGAGATACAATATCTTCTGCTGCCTTATCCATTCCTCTTTTTAGTTCAACAGGGGATACACCAGCACTAATATATTTCTGTGCCTCACGAAGCATTGCACGCGCTAGGACGATGCTAGTAGTAGTACCATCGCCAGCCTGTGCAGCAGTTTGCTGTGATGCTTGCTTGATTACTTGTGCTCCAAGATTTTCAAATGGATCTTCCAAATCAATGAAGTTGGCAATCGTGACACCATCTTTGGTTACGATTGGTTTGTTTCCATCATAAAGGATTACGTTTCTTCCTTTTGGACCCAATGTAGATACAACATTGTCTGCTAGTACATTAACGCCTTGAAGCACTTTCTCGTTTAAAGTGCGACCATTACAATACAGTTTGCTCATAGTAACTCCGTTGTTGAGCAATATAATCAGATTTTATGATATGTCAAGTTATTCTTCGTGAAACTCTTGAACAATAATAGAAATATTTACACCACCAGCAAATCGAATGTCTAATGTAGTCTTATATTTCTTCTCACCCATTACAGTAAAGAAAGAAAAGTTGAATCCTGCTTTTGTTGGAGTATCGAATAGATCAGCTTCTTTTGATGCAATATTCAAAGAATCACGACCTTTAAATACTGTTACATCTGCTGGCTCACCGCTTGAAAAAGCAACAACCTTTTTGAAAGTTGGATTGAATCCAGACAAACTAACGCCGAAAGCTGTAAGTGCAAGCATTGGATTATCGTACTTAACCATGATTTCGTTTGCTTGCTTTAGATTCTCAAAGTCATTAAGATAAGAAGACATAAATCTAAAACAAGTAGATTTACTTACTAAGTTTCCTACTTCTTGTTCTGGGCTTTTTACTTTTAGCACTTTCTTAGAGATACCTTCTTTAATCTCAACACCATAAGATGATATAGAGTTTTTAAATGCTTCTTTATTTTGATCGTATTCTGCTCTGTATTTTAATATAAGTTCATCAATATTAGCTATCTTTCTATCTTTATAAGACTTTAATATCTGTATTTCTTCTGGTGTGAATTGGAATGATTTAGAAGATAACTCTTTTCCTTCTACGTTCTTGATGCTCAAGAAAGCAGTTGCTCTACCAGATAATGCTTCTTCTTCTTTTAGAGAAATAGCATGTATCATTGGACTATCGCCTTCAAATAGATGGTTTAATCCAATCTGCTTCATTTCTCCATTTTCAACAATAGAAACAATGTTTTTATTTTTAGAAGTTTGTTTTAGAACTTCAACTATTTGTTCTCTTGAAGCTACGTCATACAAATAAACATCGCCGGGACACCACTTGTCTGGTTCTATGTTTGTGATTGTAGAAGCAACTTTTCTGATTGACTCAAATAGGTCGCCTCTGTCAACAACATTCATATTAAATGTAAAGCAAGTCTTAGCTGCTGATATGGCATTCAAATAAAGACCAATCTCTTTTTTATCTTTTATCTGATTTTGATTAAGATACGTTACAGCATTTTTTACCAAAGAAGCAGACTTCCTGCCAAAATAAACAGGATCAATAATCTGAACAGGTAAATCTATAGTTTGATCAGATTTGCTTTTAAGCTTTTGTTCTGCTTGTTCAAGAGCACTTTTACCAGCAAGGAAGAAGTAAGAAACCAAACCTTCTTTCATATCTGGTGTTTCTGTACCTTGCAATCCACCCTTTGTTATCTTAGCTGTAAATGTGCTTTTACTAAGTTGATTGATTTTATATTTATTACCATCAGTAGATGGTATAACTGGCAATGCTCGTTTACCAAAGATTATTTCAAGCTTATCTTTAAACTCTGATGGTGTAGCGGTATCTTTGATCATAGATAAATCAACCAGTGCTTGAACCAGCTTCATACCCTCTTCGGATTGAGTATCAACCGTGAATAGTTGAGGTTCTCCATCGGGCGTAGCTGGTTCAAGCAATAGTGGCTCACCTTTTTGTATTTTATCCAAGAACGGAACAAAGTATTTGATCCTAGACAACTCCATCGTACTCAATGCAGCTTCATTGAGCATTTGAACTTCATCTATTAAAGAAAATAAATCTTTTATTTCAAGTATCTTTGTTTTTTGCATATCTTAAATAGTCCCTACTTTAGAATACTTCGTCAGCAATACCTAGTTCTACTGCTTCCTCTGCTGATAAATAGACATTTACCTTCTTATTAATCATCTTTTTGAGTTGATTCTCTGTCATTTTTGTTTCTTCTGCTAGAAGCTTGATATAGGTATTCTGAATATGACGGATCTCTTCCATTTCATTCTCTAGATTGTGGAATGAACCAGCACTACCACCAATGACTGAGTGAATCATGACACGGCAGTTACGACCTAGACGACGCTTACCCTTTGTACCTGCTGCAAGAATAAGAACACCAGCAGACATTACCTTACCAATACCAACTGTATGAATCTCGCATGTATCCTTGACAACACGCATCATATCATATAGAGATAGCATATCATCGGCATTGCCACCGGGGGTTGAGATAATAAACTCGATTGGCTCTGATACAATCTGTGTGCCTTCTTCGGGTTTTTCGGGATTTACTGGTTCCTCAACTTCTGATGTTGCAGCAAGCTGAATAAGACCACCAATAAGTTCTGCTACCTTCTTTTCTTCTACCTCACCATAAAGTCCGATAGTACGAATCTCGGGTTCGCCTTGAAGGAGTGACATAGGAATAATAGCCTTTCCTTCACTTTCAGTCTCACTCTCGTCAGTCTCTTCTGTAGTTTCGTCAGTCTCTACTTCTTCCTCAACGCGCTTCTTGCCAAATAGTGTAAAACCCATTTTGTCTCCATTGGTATCAATCAATATAACACAAATCTATACTATGTCAAGTAAAAAGGTCATACATCTTTTTTGATGTATGACCCGTTTACACAACAATGGTTTTTATTTTATATTATTTAACTAAACGCTTTATTACTCTCTTAAGAGTTTCGTTTATTATTTCATTATCTGTCAACATTTCGGCTACGACTTCTTCATCTTCTTCGCCTTCGCCTTCCTCTTCGGACTCTTCTGCCTCATATTCGGTGTCGGGTTCAGCGAGTTCATCACCCCCTTCTTCGCCTCCTCCTTCGTCACCGAGGCCCAATTTTTGCAAAGCAGATTGTACCGCTCTTTCAACTGCTGGCTCTACAATGCCAGAAAGAAGATCCTCTAATCTATCATCTTCTACTGTAATATCTTCTTGACCACCTAAATCGCCCATATCCATTTCCATATCATCTTCGGCTGGCATTTCGCCACCCATATCTTCTGCACCCATTTCATCTTCTGCACCCATTTCATCTTCGCGGGCACCCATCATCGTATCATAATTCTCGTTTAGTTTAACACCGGACAATTTGGCCCAACGATTAACTTGGCTCTCACTTAATAGTTTCTTGCTCATTGTTGTAAAACTCCTACAAATTTAAATAGTAATATGATTCTAAAAAGACTAAACATCTATATTATTTTCTTCAAGAATATCAAAAATATTTTCAATTTCCTCTTTATTCAAGGCTAAATCTTTCATTAGCTCTTGTCCATCTTTAAGTAGTTTTCTGTTTAGTTTATTTCTTTTTTTATTTCTAGCGTTTCTTTTGACTTTCAAATCATCAATAAAGTTTAATAAAAGCGGATCTTTGTTTGTATACGCTTCTATTATATCTCTGAAAAACTGAGATTGGCTTTTGAAATCATCATCTTTCAAACAGATGATCAACTCAGCATGTTGCTTCTCTGTTACGTTTACAATAAATCTTTTTAGCTTATCTTCAACCATCTAGTTTCTATGTAGAATATGCGTGTCAGATTCGCGCATGGATGCTGCTGATTGACGAATGATTTGCGCTTTGGCTCTGAACTCAGTTATCGACCGGCTACCAGTATAAGAAAGACCAGAGCGTATTCCATTATCAAGTTGTTCAATAATGTCCCTTGCAGTACCTTTGTATATAACAGAGGTTGAGATTCCCTCCAAAGATGAAGCCTTGCCTCTCCAATCAACTTGTGCATCCTTTGAAGCCATGCCACGATAGACTTTACGCTTTTCTCCTTCGGGGGTAACAAAGATTTTTCCGGGTGTCTCATCAGTTCCTGCAAGGAGTGAACCAACCATTCCAAAATCAGCACCAACACCAATAGCCTTAACAATGTCTCCACTATTTTTAATGCCACCGTCCGCAATAATCGCAACATTGTTTGAAGTCCTCGCACAATCTAAAATACTAGAGATATTAGGAACACCGTGGCCTGTTTGTATGCGAGTAGAACAAATGCTACCGCCACCAATACCAACGCGAATGCTATTAGCTCCCCAAGAAACAATGCGGTCAAGACCTTCAAGCGTAGCCACGTTACCAGCCATGATATGTGGTGCCTCACCAACCGCATGACGTAGTTCCCCAAGAGCATTTTTCATCAAGATATGATCTCCGTGTGCTACGTCTACACATAATATTCTTGCTCCTAAACTAACTAGTTTCTTTGCTCTTTCTAGAAAGTCTCCTGTTATTCCTATTGCAAAACCTACCTTGTCTGCTGGTATATTTTCAAAGATTTGTTCTGCCATTTCACATTGTCTTTCAACTGTATTATATCTGTGAACAATAGCAAGACCTCCCATGCGAGCCATTAGAAGAGCCATATGCACTTCGCTAATGGTATCCATAGGAGAAGCAATAACTGGAAGCTCAAATGATAAGCCTCTATCTTCATCTAACCAAGATTTAAGGCTGACTTCCTTACGAGACATAATATCGCTATATTGTGGGACAATCAGAATGTCCTCATAAGTTAGAGTTTCTTGAAACGGACTAAACATTTATTACCTCACAGTTTTTCTTGTATGTATTTATCAAGTTGCTTTCTAAAATAATCTTCTGGAAATCCAGTCTTTTCACATGGTTTGTCTGGATAGCAAACAAGATGCATTCTTTTCTTAGGATCTTCTTCTTTTGGATTAACGATATAAACTTCTGGTACACCGTCTACCTTGAAGAACTTCATTAGATTTGGTTGTAGTATAGTATTTACATTTGCAAAGATAAAAGCCTTTTCATAATCCTCAGATGCTCTATCGAATATAGGACGAAAGCCTTTGCAAAGCGGACAAGTGCTTGTTGTAAACTTTATTACAACTGGCTTGTTCGCTTCCATTACTGTGTCTTTAAAGTTAGCAAATGTAACTTCAATAATATTAGATAGTTTTGGGCGAATCATGGTTTATTACCTTGCTGTTCCAAATATCTATCTAGATACCAAATAGCTTTTTTAATATCTTCTATTTGATTATTTTTATGATCTGCTCTTGCAATATATTTGAGCGCATTACCAAGATGAAAGCCAAGCTTCCAATCTTCAATAACATCAATAACTTCATACTTTCCCTTATTATAATGGGAAGGATGGTTAACCATTTCCTTTTTTTGAAGGGATTGTAGCTGTGATTTAGTTGTATCAACACTATTCTGTAAATGTTCGTGTAGCTTTCCTACAACAACTTGTCTGGTACTTTCATTTGTCATGATATTAATCCTTTTGCTTGATCTTCTAAATATGCTTTTACATTAGGCCAGCATTCTGGACAGAACAGCTTAACCTCTTCCGAATCTGTATAAACAGTTACGGACCAAGTTGTAGCATGTTCTTTACTCTTTTTGTCATACGGAGCAGCGCAACCTGTGCATTTATCGGGAAGCTTACCAAACAATACTGACTTTTCAGCCATTGCTTTTTGTGCTTTTTTTATTTTTCTTGCACTACTCATATCTCATTTCCTTTGTTATCCATCGTGGCAAACTCTTGTGATAGCATCTTGCCACCTTTCCATTTGCTGAATACAACAACAATAGAGGGAAATGGAGCAGAGTTTTGTGAACCACCAAACTTCAAACGACCCTTAATGAAAAATATCTTATCTGCTTTCATACAGTAATCATGGAAGAACTTTGTATCTGTACGGGCAGCTACAAGCATAACAACTGTTGTGTTAAGCTTCTTTGATTCCTCATATCCCTTCTTAACCCATTCTTTGGCTTTTGAGTAGGGTGGATTGCAAAATACTTTATGACCACCCCAATCTTGTTGGAGTCCGTCTTGTGCCTCTGTAAAGAATGTTGGACATTTTGTATTGCTAGCATCTGCACATGGATCTAATGTAAATCCATAGCGAACATTTAGACCATTAAAGAAGTCCTGTGGGGTAGACCATAAATCTTTTGCTGACGAGAATATTACATTTTGAGTCTGTTTATTCATTATTTTCCTCTTGTTTGTTTAATAATGCATCGGCTAATACTAACACGTCTTCATGTTTAAACTCTTGTTTTGCCGTATTGTATATCCAAACAACAACTTGGCAGTTTTCTTCTATATAACCTAAACTTGGTATTTTTCTATCTAACGAAGGCATCCAAGGATTTCTAGAATCTAAATCAAATGGTATGCCTGTAACTTCACACTTACCACTTCTTACTTTCTCTTCAATCCATTCTTTGCGAAGATTAAATGCATGACCACGTTTTTTAGAAGACTTTAATGCATCATGATATAGTAGATTTGTTCTACCTTTTACTGACTTTTTTTGTACTTGCCATTGATGTTTTGAACGACATTTACTACACATATTTTCAGACCATTTCTTATGTATTTTATTAAACTCTTGTATTGATTTTTCCTCATTACATTTTATACATATTTTATATTCCATAGTTTATCCTCCTATTATTAAATAGTAAGGATAAATGGTTTCATCCCATTCGTCTAATAATATTTATTTTCCGCTTGAACCGAAACCACCAGCACCACGATCAGTTTCTGAAAGTGTTTCAACAAACTCAAATGATTCAGTTGAAATCTTCTCTGGTATTGCTTGTGCGATTCTATCACCAATATCAAAATGGAAATGAACCTTTGAAGTATTGTGAAGAACTACCTTCCATTCTCCACGATAACTGGAATCAATAACCCCTGCGAGAACATCAACACCACTTTTAACAGCTAAACCAGAACGAGGAGCAACACGCATATAATACTGAGGACTGAATGAGGTACAAATACCTACGGGTACTGCTTCTCTTTCACCGGGAGCAATAACCCCTTCCTCCGTTGCATATAGATCAAAACCAGCATTACCATTTGCTCTATCTTTAAAATCAACAAAGCCTTGCATCTTCATAACTTTTAGATTTAGTGGTTCCATTTATTCTCCTGTTTTCTTTTTAGCAAAAATAACTGTCTCATCAGCTGACTGATTATTATATTCTCTTTTTATTGGTTTGACAATAGCTTTATCTTCTTTTCTTTTATCTAATGTATCAAGCCATTCGTCCGATTCTTCTTTACCTCTAACATCATAAAATGAGGGCCAACCATTAAGCTCCCATCCCTTTAATAGCTCTCGCCATACCTCTGTGGGTATTTTAAGGAGCACTCCATCGTTTGATGCTCTAAACTCTACTTTATCCATTTTAAGATAAAGATTAGAATAATCAGATACTTCTTGATAGAAGTGATGTTTAGAGTTTAAAGAGATTGTCTTTTTAGTGACCATTATTGTTCCTAGTCGTTCTGAGTCTTAGTTCTGTAATAAGATTGATTGAATCTTCTTGTTGCCTTAGCATCTGACATAAATCATGCATTTGAGAACTAAGTGAAAGAACCGCTTGTAGGTTACTTTTTCTATCTTCTTTTAACATTTCGGTGCATAGAAACTCATACTGCTTATACAGTTGAACCCAAGCATTTATAATGTTTTCGTTAGTCATGCAGCCTTCTTACAATGTATATCACGATACTTGAACAAAGCAAGTTCTTTCATTTTTGCTTCAATCATTACGTCTACATCTTGTCCGAAAGTATCAATATAGTTGTAAACATAATCTGAATGTGCTTGTGGAGGGCACTTTACCTTCTGCTCTTCACAACGAGATTCAGAGTAATGAACTACTGGCTTGATACTGCCCCAAGTAGAAACGGCGATTGCAAGCGCATCTTTGTGTGACATACCACCATTGTTCAATGAATGATGATGATAGTCAAAAACAATAGGAATACCAGTGTGCTTGAAAATATTGTTGTATAGTTCCTCTGTATTGTATAGTGATGGTTTATCATCATTTTCTAGTGTGAAACGTGTCCTAATCTTTTCATCCAATAGTTCAAAGTTGCGTAGGAACTGTTCAATAGCCATAGGCTTATTCTTGTATGTCGCACCAACATGAATATTAATCTTGTTGTATGGAGTACGAGAAAGTCCCATCAAATCAAGAATATCTGCATGTACCGTCAAATCCTTGATAGTATTTTTAGTTACAGATGGATTAGACGAAGTGA